TGAACACAAAGCTTTAACTCAAGAATATGATTTGTTTATCACGCAAAAAGATAAAGAAATTCAAGCACTCGTAAAGTCACTAAAGAAGACATCTCCGAGAAACAAATGGCTCTGGTTTACGGGAGGTCTTGTTGTAGGTGCGGCCAGCACTTATGGAGCATACAGAGTATTCAATGAAAAATAAAAACCCAGATCAAATTGCAGCTATTGAGCAGGCCATCGCCCAAAAGTATGGAGAAACTACAGTTGCTAATCCTAGAGCCGACTGGAATCAGATCAAAGAAAAAGAATACCTTGACCAGATGAGAGAATTTTATCAAAAAATAAAGAAAAATGAAGAGTATCAAGAGAAAATAGATATAAATGGTATAAAGGTATCAAAAAAACTACTTAATAGAGAATCTTTAGCATCATGCTCAGTCTGCGGATCCTTTCCAAAGAAATCGTTGGATGATGTTTGTCTCGTCAAATTTGAGTGTTGCCACCAGTGTTACATTCAATACGTCGAGCAAAGAGAAGAAAGGTGGTCTACAGGCTGGAGACCGAACACAACAAAAAAGGAATAAATAATGGCAACAGTTTTAGATGTAATTCAGGGTCTTTCCCAGGCCGCCGCAAATGCATACGATGGCGCCCATATGGAGAACTATTCTCCGGATGGCGAAGTACGTAAGGTAGGTTTGCGTAGAGAAGAGGGTGACCCTCTAATTGATAAGCGCGTATTAGATGGGTTTAAAGTAAAGTTTATGGGCCCATATCTGTGCATCACCTATCAATCCGAAGTTCAGCTTAAAGAAGTATATGCTTCAGGCTTTGAAAGCGACATGGAACAAACAGTGGAAGACATTGCCGGTTTTCTAAAGAAGGAATACCGCAAAATTACGGGCAAATCCGTGAGCCTATCGGCTGACGGTGAAATTGATGTTCGTGTTGAAAGCTCTTCCCGCGTACGCTCTTGGGCGACTGCTTATCGTAAGTATAAGATTGGTGGAATGCAAGATGTTGTAGTGGTGGGAGAAGCCACTGAGGATCGGATTGAGAAGTCTTATCGCGATTTTTTGAATTTGGGAGGTTTCTTAGGAAAGCGACCAGAAAATGATACAAGGAAGAAATAAATATGAATCGAAATCAACTCAAAAAGATAATCGGCGAAGAATTAGAAGTATTGAAGAATGCTACTAAAAAGAATTCTGTGGACGAGGGGATGCTTGGTGACGCAGCCAAACAACTTATTCCTGTAATTAAAGACGCAGTGTTAGGTGAATTAGAGGGCAAGATTCAATTGCTCGTTCAGAAGGCGATGGACGGTATGGCCGCAAAATTAGCCCCGAAGCCAGGAGTTGAACCTGCCGTCGGGACGACCATGACTGAAGTCGGCCTGGACTGAGAAATTCCAATGGAAGGGAGTGTTTTAACTAGTTTAGTATTAACTGAGAGGGTGATTACGCCGGCCCTCACTGACGTACAAAACCGTCGCGCTGAACAGTTGGCCTGGGAGTTTTGGGATACCTACACTCCCGGAAACACAGTTTCACAATTTTGTCAACTCCACGAGTCGACCGATGCCAAACACCTACAAGAAGGGGTTGATGAATTCATAGAGCGCCACGTCAAGAATTTTATACAGATGGCGTTAGCATGGGCCGGCAAAACCCTCAATGTGGCGGCTATTGTGGGCGTACCAGCCGGTGAAGCTGCCGAAGTAGCGGTGGATTCCTTTTTTGCTGCTGAAAGCGTGGTCTCAGTGATACAGGCTATCGGAGATATTCGCACCGCTGCTGATGAGTTTGCTGAATTTTTTCATTCCTTTACAAGCGTAACCCTTGCCGACGGCTCAGAAGGTATTTATAACAAAGTATTAAGTATTATTAGTAAGGTCGCACAGTTGGCGAAGAAGGCCGGCCTTAAACTAAGTGAGTATCTGACCAAAGCCAGTAAAAAGATTTCCAAGATTATAAACTCCGTGGCAGCTACTGTTGCCGACGGTATTGCTACTGTTATTCCCATCCCGGGTGCAGATGCCGCTATCCAAGAGATGTTCGTTCAGCTAAGCAAAAAAGCATTTGATGCGGTTTCGTGGGTATATAATAAAATCCCAGAAAGCTGGCAAGATTTGTTTGTAGTGCCGGGACTTATTACCGAGTTTTTGAACGAGGTGATTGACCTTACTATCGAGTTTGCCGAGTGGACACAAAAAGAAGGAGAGGCGGGAAAAGCCGACACCACTCTTAAGAAAATGGCCGTCGGAATTTTTAATTCATTACCATCTCCGGGCATCATGAAAATATTGGCCAAACAATTTGAGGTTGCCGATAAGATTGTTCTCTTTTTAGAAACAACTGGGCGCGAGGTGGCTGAACTGATGGGAGAATTGTTTGTTAAAGTAGTTCCCTTTTTCTTCGCCGCATTGGCTGCCTATCAAATAATTGTGACCGGTGAATGGAAAGAGGAAGGCGCTGTCATCTCGCGTCGAGCAAAACAGGCTACTAAGGGAATATTTAGAGAGATAGCGCCATCGCGGCCCCCAGTACTGACATTAACCACGCGCCGGTTAAAACAAATTATTAAAGAAGAAATAATCAATTTAAAAAATGCATGAGCTTTCAATTGGACAAAAAGCAACGAGTCAAAGAAATACTAAAGAGCGGTAAAGATCCATCCTATTTCCTTAATACATATGCCCGTATATCTCACCCGATGCACGGGCTGATTCTTTTTGATACGTATGATTTTCAAGATGGTCTCCTGGAAGAGTTTAATGATTATCGATTTAATGTTATTCTCAAGGCGCGCCAACTAGGAATCTCAACCATTACAGCAGGTTACATTGTTTGGATGATGCTATTCCATCGCGATAAAGCGATTCTCGTTATGGCAACTAAGTTCGCGACAGCGGGCAACCTTGTTAAGAAAGTGAAGAGCATCATGCGCAATCTTCCCGATTGGCTGAAGATTGCAACAATCGATGTAGATAATCGTAATTCATTTGAATTATCCAACGGCTCCTCCATCAAGGCAGCATCAACGTCCGGAGATGCCGGACGTTCAGAGGCTCTCTCTTTGTTGGTATTAGACGAGGCGGCCCACATTGAAAATCTTGGGGAATTGTGGACAGGCCTTTATCCCACATTGTCTACGGGTGGCCGGTGTATTGCACTCTCCACTCCCAATGGTGTTGGCAACTGGTTTCATAAGACGTGTGTTGATGCCGAAGCCGGCGCAAACAACTTTAACATGACAACCCTTCCCTGGGATGTCCACCCAGATCGTGATGAGGTATGGTATACTAAAGAAACAAAAAATATGTCCAAACGTCAAATTGCGCAAGAACTTCAATGTAACTTTAACACATCTGGTGAAACAGTGATAGACCCCGAGTGCATGGAGTGGCTATTATTAAACGTTAAAGAACCTAAGCACCGTAGTGGGTTTGATCGCAATTTTTGGATCTGGGAAGAGTTTGATCCGACATGCAATTATTTAATGGTAGCAGACGTAGCCCGCGGTGATGGGGAAGACTACTCTACCTTTCATATTATTAAACTGGAAACTCTAGAAATCGTTGGGGAATACCAAGGGAAACCCACTCTGGATATGTATGCCGGCATGTTAAATCAAATAGGGCGTGAGTTTGGTAACTGCATGCTAGTAGTGGAAAATAATAATATAGGATACTCAGTTTTAAACAAATTAATTGAATATGATTACCCCAATGTTTATCACTCTATCAAGTCCACCCATGAATATATCGAACAATATCAGGCCGAATATAGAACAAGCGCAGTTCCCGGTTTTACCACATCGATGAAAACGCGCCCTCTTATCATTGCAAAATTAGAAGAGTTTATAAGAAATAAACTAATTAAGGTATACTCTTCGCGCACAATTAATGAAATGAAAACGTTTATTTGGAAAAATGGAAAGCCTCAAGCCATGAAAGGATATAATGATGATTTGATCATGGCACTTGCAATTGCATGTTGGGTTAGAGATACGGCCTTACAAAGCAATGCGCGAGAATTAAACTATCAAAAAGCATTTGCGGACGCGATTATTACAAGCCACACCACCATGAATACGAAAATTAAAGGTCAACATGGCTACAAAAAAGAGAATATTTTTGATAAAATGAGTGAAGCTAAACAACAATATGAACAATTTAAATGGATTATTAAGTGAGACTATAAATGCCACCAAACAATAGAAACAACAGCGCCAGAAATCCGGTCAGCCGCGAGACCGACTTATTTAAGCGGCTAACCAGACTATTCTCAGGGCCGATTATTAATTATCGTTCCCAATCAGGGCGACGCATCCGTCGCCAACACCTTGACAAATTTTCGAGCCGCTTTAAATCTGCCTCTGGGCAACAGTTTAAAAAGACTCTTTATAATCCTCTTGATGTAATTTCCACGAATGCAATTGCAAATCAACGTCGCTCCGAACGATATGTTGATTTTGATCAAATGGAGTATATGCCCGAGATTGCTTCTACAATGGATATATATGCCGATGAAATGACGACATATTCTGAGTTGCGCCCAATGCTTAATGTTAAGTGTTCCAACGAAGAGATTAGGGCAGTACTTCAAACTCTATATGAAAACATTTTAAACCTTCAATATAACTTATTTGGATGGAGTCGCACCATGTGCAAGTACGGAGACTTCTTTCTATATTTAGATATTGATGATAAGTTTGGGGTCAAATCGGTTATAGCTTTACCATCGCAGGAGATTGAGCGCTTAGAAGGGATGGATTCCACCAACCCCAACTATATTCAGTACCAGTGGAACTCGGGTGGTATGACTTTTGAAAATTGGCAAGTCTGCCATTTTCGAATTTTGGGTAACGATAAATACGTACCTTATGGCACATCTATTTTAGAACCAGCGCGCCGGATTTGGCGACAGCTAGTACTAATGGAAGACGCTATGATGGCCTATCGTGTTGTGCGCTCCTCTGAGCGCCGAGTATTCAAAATCGATGTAGGGTCGATCCCCCCACAAGACGTAGAACAATACATGCAAAAGATTGTAACACAGCTTAAACGACACTCTGTGGTTGATCCCTCGTCGGGTCGTGTTGACTTGCGCTATAACCCGATGAGCGTAGAAGAAGACTACTTCGTGCCAGTTCGTGCTGGGTCTGCTACCGAGATCAGCACCTTGGCTGGTGCGCAAAACATCACCGCTATTGACGATATTAGATATCTTCGAGACAAACTATTTTCCGCGTTAAAGATTCCCCAGGCATATCTTGCAATGGGTGAAGGAGCTAGCGAAGATAAAACCACGCTCGCACAGAAAGACATCCGATTTGCGCGCACCGTACAACGTCTCCAGCGTGTAATTGTGTCAGAGTTAGAAAAAATTGGAATCATTCATCTTTATACTCTAGGATTTAGAGGAGACGATCTGCTCGCATTTTCGCTGTCCCTAAATAACCCCTCCAAGATCGCGGAGCTTCAAGAGCTTGAGCACTGGAAGAGTAAATTCGATACAGCAGCTTCCGCCACCGAAGGATATTTTTCACGGCGCTGGGTTGCCGAGAAGCTATTCAACATGTCGCACGAAGAGTTCTTACGCAACCAACGAGAAATGTACTATGACCGCAAACACGATGCAGAACTACAAGCTGTTGCCGAAGCTGCAGCAGCCGAAGGTGCTGGAGGCGGTATGGACTTAGGCGGAGGTGGAATGGACCTCGGCGGTGCCGAAATGGATATGGGAGGCGAAGAGGC